AATCGTCGTATTAACCACATCAATCTTTATGACAATTAGAGGGGGGACACCCCCCTGCCCCCGTGCATCGACCCCGATAAAATTGTCCCCGACCCCCGTCTAGCCAGTACGACCTGCCTCGGTCGTCTTACCAGGAGGAACTGCATAATGAACTGTCAAAGTCGTAGACATTGTCATTCCAGTAGCTGCAAAAGTAGGCGTGGCGTTGGGTGCACCATGCCACGTGATCAAATAAGCCTCCGTATAATAAGGAATAGCCTGAGCGGCGCTAACTAGCATCTTGCCTTCAAGATGCTTATTCATTGGCTTACGCATCTGAAACGTAGAGACACTACCTGCTCCAATAATTACTTCCTTCTTCTCAAGAATCTTCCAGTAACTGCAAAAATTCGGAACATCAAAAGGCGTCAAGGCGGGATCCGTAATTGACGGCGGACCAAGGCCCGTGCTGTCAGCAACAATCTCAGACAAAGCCGTAGTTAATTGAGAACTAGGCGAAACAGCCGAGGAGTAATCCTGGCGAGAACGAATACGATAAACGTCTGCAATAATGGTCGATGAACCAGTATTGCTTAGAATAACGTCAAGGCAAATGCTCTTAACATAAATGCGATACGGTGCGGCTGCCGCCGCATTAGCCACATTATAAGCACTCTTAAAAATCTGCAACAGCTCGTCATTGTTTGACACTGTCGCTCCACCAATCATATAAGAGGCGACGCCACCGTTGCCGGCGGCAGTCGACAAGGACTGATGATAAGTCTTGGTATAGATCTGCAGAGGCTGACTCTGCAATTCAACGTGATTAACACGCTTAACAAAGCGCGTCCAGCGACGGCGCTTCTTCTTCGACATACGTCGATAACGATAACGAGTACTCGTGTCATGCTGAGCACTCATCATTGACGGTGTGATGGTCTTTTTGCTTCGGGCGCGGAAAGCTGCTGCTCCGGCGGAAGCTGCTGCCGCAACATACGGCATAACAGCCGTAGAAGCTCGACGAGCAGCACTAAGAGCTCCATATGGGCGTCGAGCAATTGATAGACCTGCACGGTATCGCGTAGCGTACGCCATTAAATCGAATTATAAATCGATTTAATGTATTAAATCGGTAAGGGAAAACCGAACCACAATACTGTCCGTATTTATAACCAATCGTCTAAGCCGAAGGTAGGTTGGCCTGTAATATTAAGGCCAACCAATATGTCTCCCTCCACTTCGTTCAAGTTAGACAGTCAACACGTGTTTGTCACCTACCCGCAGTCAAGCCTCACAGCTGCGCGTATCATCGAACACTTTCAGAGTGTGAAGCCTATTGCTTGGGCTCGTGTCTGCAACGAGAAGCATCAGGACGGACACGATCATCAACACGTCGTTTGCAAGTTCGTTACCCGGCTGCAGACGCGCAACAGCCGTATCTTCGACATTGACGGTCGTCACCCGAAGATCGAGAAGCTCAAGTCGATCAAGAAGGCACTAGAGTACGTCTCCAAGGATGGAGAATTCGTCGACCACGGTGATGTCCCGACCGGACAAGATCCCGACATCGACTGGATGGAAGTTGCCGCCACCAGTGCCGAGTCTGAGTACTACATGCAAGCAGCAAGAGCAAAACTGCCCTTCCAGTACGCACAAAAGTTCTGGGAACTTGGACGCAAAGACGCCTGCGAAATCCCAGTCAGCTACGAAGCGGTGCTGGAACGCGAATGCGAGAAGCTACGCGGCACAGAGCCGTCAGAGGGCACCAATGTGGTCATCGGGCCCACAGGTATGGGCAAGACCAGTTGGGCAAAGCGAGTCTGCAAGAAGCCTGCCTTGTGGGTGCGCCATATTGACCTGCTACGATCATTCCGTCCACGATATCATAAGTCGATTATCTTCGACGACATGTCGTTCACACATCTGCCCCGAACAAGCCAGATTCACATCGTTGACCAAACGGATGAAGCACACATCCATATGCGATTCAAGGTTGCCGTGATTCCCGAGGGCACACAGAAGATCTTCACTGCTAATGAGCCTCCATTCTCTGATGATCCTGCTATTAATCGTCGTATTAACCACATCAATCTTTATGACAATTAGAGGGGGGACACCCCCC